TGCCAAATAATTCTCTGGTGCGTAAGCTATCAGCTACCTTAGTTACTGACCAGTTACGTGACCAGAATGCTTCCAGAAGGGTCTTAGCCTCTTTGACACTCATACCTGTCTCACGGGCCAGCTTAGGCGCTCCTACGCCATATGTAGCACTGTAGTTCACTACCTTGTAGTTCTTACGCAGTGACTTCAAGCTACGTTCCCCTGAGTTATGTTTGTCGATGTCATCTTGTGTGATAACACCAGCATGTTTAGCTAAGTCTAAGTGCGGGTCAAATCCCTCTTTACTCATTTCAGCTACATAATCAGGATCTAGGGGTTTCATGTAGTGACGCTTGGTTGTGTCCTCTAGGCTAGTCATGTCAGCCCCGCATAAGCTGTAACCATCAGGTGCAGTTAGACACCCACGTATCTCAGCACCGTAGGGCTTTTCCACTGAGGGTAGATTGACTAAAGGTTTTGCATGACGGAAGCGCATTGTGTTGGTAAATCCTGCGATTGTTGCTTGCACGTATCCATCACGCTCTGAATCAACCATGCCTTTAAGAACAGAAATACGATGGCTGAGAACAGAAAGCCCATCAAGGATGACAACAGCAGGGTCGGCAGAGGCCAGCCTTCTGACTGACGGGCATAGTTCTCCATCCTTTCGTACCTGCGGTATTTGCTTTTCTTCGCCATCACTGTTCCTTACAAACTTAAAGGTGCTTGGGTTCCACCCGATAGAATACAGCCAGTCCTTAACTTGATCTGATGAATTAGGGTTAGCACGTTCTTCACCTGTCTTAACGACAAAAGACTGTACACCTTCTGGCTGCTTATATTCTTTGCGTAGTTCCTCAAACCTTTCGCCATGTGATGATAGCTCACCGTCCTTCTTGTGCATTACTTTAGGACGTTGCTGTACCTTAGTTAGAACACGCTTAGGCATAGCATCAGCTAACTGCTCGATCTTCTCAGCCTTCATAGCTTCCCATTCCGCTAGATGCCCCTTAGCTTTGGTTACATCTAATTTCCACTGTAGGGCCTCTTGTTCTGCTGCACATTGTAGCTTGAATGTAAGGTAGTCAATGAAACGCCACTTCTCATCCTCATCAGGGTATAGCTTCTTAAGTTTGATGTCCAAGTCACGCCATAGTCTAGCGTTAATCTTAACGTCTTCATTACACCTGTGAGCATACTCTTCTGGTGTTAGGCTAGACCAATCAGTAATCTTAGGCTTAGGAACTCCGTAGTCCTCTCCGTAACCCTCAAGACCATGTTTGACACGGCTATGGTTTAAATACCAAGACAGGGCTAACGTATCCACTAGCTTTGCTGTAATCTTAACACCTAGAACCTTTTCCACTGCGGGGATGTCAAATCTTACAATGTTGTGACCTATCAGGATTGGTGCTTCCTCAAGGAAGATACGCATAGCTACATAATCATGGGTGTGTTGCACATTACCTTGGTCATCCATCCAAGAGATTACATGGATTTTAGTGCTATCTAGCCCATCTGTTTCTATATCAAATACTGGCATTGTGGTAGGTGTCCTTCCTTAAACGTGTTTCAAACAACCTAGAGTGATTTGGGTTTCTTTCCATAAATAGTCTTGCATAGTGAGAAATCCACCCGTCATCTATTTTGTAATCTGCGTCTTTTTCCGCTATCATGGTATTCCACCTCATAACATGAAAAATAGCTTTTGCTGAATACCTAGACCTGTATCTAGCGGCCTCTAATGCATACCCCTCAAACATATGATATATATCTGGGTTCTCATTGTGATGTTTAATAAAGTTTTCATTAGTCCATTTGCCGTGCATTATATAACCTCTCGTAGTGTAAATGTTTCTGAGTTAAACCGCATCATACCAGCCCTACCTTCTTCTGAGCATGGACGGTTCTTCTGCACTGTTATGTGTGTTGTATTACGTTCCTGTAAGTCTTCTGCCTCTTTGTCACGGGAGAGGTCTAAGATAACTGATGCCCTTTGTCCAATCATCTTACAATACTTAGGGTCACCATTGTCGTTAGTGTGAGCAATAGTTACGATCCCTACGTTTAGCTCCGCTGATAATTTAGACAACCTGACCGATAAGTCAGCTAACATCTGCTCTTTACTCTCTTCTGACTGACCAGAAACTACATCTTGGATAGGCTCAAAGAAGACAAACTTACAACCACACGCTTGACTAAAGTATCTAATCTGATCACATAGATCATCAGCACCTTGACCATCACTTAGATAGAACTGGTAGAATAGCTCATCCTTGGTTAGCTGTTGAATAGCCTCTATCACAAGATCATCAGCATCCTTCTCTTCGATAAGGTCCCTACGTGTAAGGTTATCGTTTAGCTCATACGATACAAGCCCAAGTAAAGACCTTAGCTTAGTCTCTTCCAAGTGCCATGCAGCAAAGGGTATATTGTGCTGTAGCATATTGTATTCTAGGAAGCGCATGACCTCAGTCTTACCAATACCTGTAGGCGCTTTAATAACTGTGAAGTGACCCTGCATCAGACCTAAGATCTTATCGTCTAGTGCTTGGATTCCAGTTGGTACATACTGATGCTCAGGCGTATCTTTATACAAGCTAATGAAGTCATCAGTGCTATTAAGAACATTCTCAGGTGTATACTTCCTAGCATTCCACCAAGCACTCTTAAATTCCCCTGCTGCCCCATTGGTAAGGAACTCATTAGCATCCTTGAACTTGTCGTGAGGTACACGGTAAACCTTGTTAGGAAACAGTTTAGCCATACGATCAGCTACAGCATTCCCAGCTTCATCGTTGTCTACAGATAGGATAATCTTCTCAAAGCTATTGAGCCACTCTGTACACTTCTCCCAGAGCTTCTTAGAGGGCGTAGCAGAGGGTAGAGATACTACAGGGTTAGTGTACTGGCTCTTAAGCATTTGGGCTACTGACAGAGCGTCTAGTTCACCCTCAGTGACTGTTACCATCTTAGAGCTACCAGCGGTAAACAGGTTCATACCGAACAGTTCATCACCCTTAAAGCCATCCTTAGTATAGAATACTTTCTCGTCTAGCTTGCGTACTTTAATTCCCCCGCTAGGGTATACATATTCCTGACGATCAGAATAAGTCTGTACGCCAAAGTCTTCCATAGTTTTAGCTGTAATGCCTCGCATAGCTACATAATTTCCACTGGCGGGGTCTTCTATACGTTTGGGCGTATAATCAACTACAGTACTCATGTTGTCGTAATCCTTTCTAAGTCTACCCTTAGCTCCACAGGAGAAACATTGGTAGACATTCTTATCTTCGTTGTAGCTATAGCAACCCTTGTGGTTACAATGTGGACAAGTTTGGTGCGCTACTTCAGTCATCACTTACCTCTTACTTAAGTTTTATTACTAACTAATAATAATAAACTAAAGTTTATACTTACGTTAAAGGGACAATTACTAATAGGGACTTTTTTATCAAGCTGTAACATCACAAATTGTTACAAATCTTATTTAAAACCTCACGTTCCTTCCTAGATACCCACATCTTGTTGACATCAAGCATGTCAGCCACTTCCTGTAGTGTATGGTCCTCCCAGAATCTTAACTTTAAAATCTGCCACTCTTCTGATGAAAGGTTCTTTTCAGCTACAGCAAGAATGTAATTCTCGTAGTCTAGCTTCTCGTATTCTTCTGCATGGTCAGGGATAGACGATATAAAGTCATCGTAAGAAACGTGATCAGAAGACATAATATTACGCAACCAATCTATGCCAGTCTCAGAATAACTTTGGTTGTCACTTTCCCCTGAGCCACCCCTAGCAACATCTCTAGCTGTCCAACTCTTAGGAATACTAACAGGTTGTAGACTTAAGTTAATGTAGTCATGCATAGCTCTATTAGCCTCACGATACAGTTTCGCTGGGTGTACCTCTGGATCTTCAGCCCTTAACTCTAGGCAGACTATAGCTCCCTCAGATACTATGTCATCGAAGTCATTAGGTCTGTTATATTTGTGTGCTAACTTACGACACATATTTATCAGGTCTTCAT